CGAAGGATAAAAAGATTGCCACTGTTGAAGGGGTGGGGCGCCCCCGTTGGAAGTTGTAGTAGTTGTTGACATACTATAGGATACACGTATAATATAATTTCTACCAATAAAATGATATGGTCTCTAAAACGAATACACCTTATATGGTGTTATTACAAATAAAATAAGTGTAACCCCAATTGTAACATTTGTAATACAGTTTATTTATAACGCGGTTGTTTCTAACAACTGTAAAAAACGGCTTTTTCTTTAGAAATCAAAAGAGTATAAACACCCAAACAAAAAAGTGAATTAATATATATCATGTTTCGTATTCAACCTACCCAATTGCTGGCACAAGAAAACCAGCAATTAAAACAACAATACAACCAATTGGTACAACATACCAATAAGTTACAAGAAGAAATCAACAAATTGAAAATCAGTCAACCTCGACCTACTCAATTTGCCGAAAAAGATTCCAATGTGGTCTCTTTCTTGAAACGCAAAAATGCATTACTCAGCCAAGAAATCGCCAAAAAGAACCAATCCATCCACCAAATGAATGAGATGAATGGAAAATTCGTACTGAGTTCTTGTAATTCTTGTTCTCCGGAAAATAAGTTAGATTCCATTTCTGAAACTATCAGTGAATTGACAGAATAATCACGCGAATCACCCTCGGTGGAATCATTATCCCACACTCTGTGGGAAGTGGTTTTTTACAGAACAAGTATAAAGAAATGTCACACAGATATAAAGATTTGCGTTGTAATTACAATAATAATATACTATTCTATATAAAGATTTGCGTTGTAATTACAATAATAATATACTATTCTATATTATTATGACGTGCTGCACTAGTCATCCGCGCATTACTTCTTTTTACGAAGCAAACCCACATATTTCATTTGAAACAATGAACTTGCTGATTATTGATATGATTGAAAAAATGGTGTTCTCAAATCAAGAAACCCATCCGATTATTAGTAACCAATTCCAACATTTGTTACAGCACACGAACGACAACATGTCCAATGTAACAACCATGGTTACCACCTTACAACAATTATGTACATCTCAGCTACAAGAAAAGATAAGTATTCAACACACACCTCATACTTCAACCCAAAATGTGGTGGAATTATACAACCTTTTCACGAAAATGTACCCCATCGCTGACATTAAAAAAGCAGTTACTGAACCTAATTATCAGACATTGTATATGAAGCGGTTTCGAAAAAGCCCTTTGTATGTTTGTATGATGGACGAATGTGATAACATTAGTAAAGACAAAATGGTGCACGTATTACGCGAGTTCGGACAATATGAAGGCTGTGGTATTGTTATTTCACAGAATACGGGGTTCGTAGATAAAACAGACTTTCAAATTGACATTCATAATAACAACATAGTGGTATATATCCATCAGTTCTGTAAAAATCCTACTGAAGATGGTGACAATACATATAAATTACAAATGGCTATTCAAATGATCGACCATTTTATGGAAAAATGGGGCGAAATCCATAATAAAGATGCATCCAATAACGGGGTTTCTATTTCGAAAGAAATACTGGAGAAAATCAATAACGAATACCAATTGTTTTTACACCAGAAAGTTTCGATGTGCGAGGTCATCAAGGAAACGCAAAGGAAACTGAACCAGCAAGTAGACGATATGAAGTTTCCATTTTTGGAAGGCTATCTATCGACCCATTATTGTGCCCCGTTGCGTTCAAGTGGATTAAAATGCGATGTATGTAGTAAATATAATGCGAATAACTTGAAAGCATTAGCCGCCCATAAACGAGGGTGCTTGCGCAAACACCCATCCCAAGTACAAGGCAAAGAAAACCTTACTGTTGCAATACAAAACGTTGCTTCAATTCGGTAAATTTGATGACATATCTTGATTACATAATTTGATGACATTACCCCATACAATATTTACAGTCTTCCTCTATTTATACTATGCTCTGTTTTTTTACCCATTGTATATCTATTTTCTCTTTCAACTCGTAGTGTGCTGTGTTTTCTCTTTCAACTCGTAGTGTGCTGTGTTTTCTCTTTCAACTCATAGTGTGCTGTGGTTTGCTTCATTAGAACTTAGTGTATCGCTTTATTACACGTTTTGCCTACCTCTTCCATTACGTGCTCGGTGGTTTGCTTCATTAGAACTTGGTGTATCGCTTTATTACACGTTTTGCCTACCTCTTCCATTACGTGTTCTGTGGTCTCTTTATCATATTTGTCATTGTTTTTTTCACTCCATTGGATGGGGTGAAGCTATGTAAAACAATAAAAAACTATCTTTAATAAGACACGCGATTTCTTACGTTGTTTTTTACAATAAAAACAACGCATTTTATTATATAAACGTAAAATACAAACACAAGTATAATGGCAGATAATATATTTGAAAAGAATTATACATCCTTCATAGAACCCATTTACGGACCAAAAAGGGATGAAATCGAAGATAACCGTATTACATCCCACGTATTGGAACCCCACGAATATTCTATACATACTGACGAACGCTTCAATATGACCGATTATGAAGTATATAGTATTGACCCAGAAGGATGCGAAGATGCGGATGACGCATTCAGTATATACACCAATCACGAGGATAGTAAGATGTTCTTAGCTATTCACATTGCCGACCCTACGGAGTATATCCATTTGCATTCTGATTTATGGAAAGATATTGTCAATCGCACGACCACAAAATACTTGTCCAATCGGAAACCTATTCATATGATTCCAGACAGCATCTTGAAATTATCCAGTTTAAAAGGGGACAACGAATACAAAAAAGCCATATCGGTCATATCTGAAATAGATAAATTCACCTACACACCCATAGGCGACGTTCGATTAGTATTCAGTAACCTTCACGTAAAGGCAGAAAACGCATTTTCTTACAAAGGTGCATCCGAGAACCACCAAATCGAAGCTTTCCAAATTGGGTTAAAAATAAGCAAAGCATTACAAGAAATTCGGTCAAGGAACACAAAAGGCGTCAAATTAAATGAATTATCCTCGGCATACACCATTTACGCCGGTCAAACTGCCTATTTATACCAAGATACACAAGAAGAAAAAGAAATGAAACAAATGATTGCCGAATTCGCCATATTTGGCAACTCCTTTGTTGGAGAATATTTGAAAAATACATTAAATACAGGCATATTCAGAACGTGCGAAGCAAAAGAATGGTTGAATAATACCAGTAGCAACATTACTGGCGAAGAAATGATACAACAAATCATTGTCAACGGAATCACTGCCGATTATTTGTCTTCCGTCAAATCCCACGATTTGGTCGGTATGCCCGAATATTGCCACTTTACATCTCCCATTCGACGATTAGCCGACTGCATTTGTCACTATTTATTGAAGTACATTTATTTACGAAACAAAAATACCGCTATAGAAATACCGTTTACGGAACACGAGTTGGAAACGCTCTCTGGTAGATGCTTACAAGTAACCAAAAAAGATAAAAAAAACCAGTATTTGGACATCAAATTCAGGTTGTTACACGTTATGCATAATATTATTTCTTGGTATGGAAGTGTCACAATCGAATACTATATTAGCGGATACAGCGGATTATTCTTGAATGTTATTATTTGTAAAATTAACGATCTCAGCGTTCATATGTCTTATACCTTGCGGGTTCGGGACTACAATAAAGAGATTAATAGTGAATTTCATTACAAAATTACTTGTGGGGTTGTCAATTGTTTTACAAAATACGACCAAGGATGTATTCCCGAGTTAGATAATGCCCTATTGTATTAACCATTATGCAACTGTTTTCATAAACCATAATAGAAACGTTTATGAATATTAACTATAGATGTTTTTTTATCTATTCCTTTTGTTGACCCCGAGTTATTCTTTCTTGAATCGNTTGACAACCCCATCTCATTCTTGTTTATTTTCGTTGCCAGTACGAACTGGGATCCGGTATAGTCATCAGTTTCACCGAAAATACCCATTGTCGCGTCACGGACATGAACGGTATATTCAGCGATTATATGCAAAGAACATGACAAATCCATATGATTCACCGGAATATGACAGTGCTGGCGAAGACATGATTGATAAAATATTAAAACAAACCAACAACACAAACGCATTGCCCGGAACCCCCGGGCTACGTATTATTATTAATAAAGATTTATTTGGTTTCCCGTCGAATGGTCGAAATGACGATGACGATGAAGATGACGATGAAGACATTCTGAGTAAATTACGTGCGCGTAGTTTACGTCAAAATCAACGAAAAAACAGTGAAAATTTTGAAGTAGTAAAAGATTCCGGTATCACATTTGATAATGTGGGCGGATACCACAATGTAAAAAAAGAATTGGACCAGTGTATCGATATTATTTCCAATTACACCAAGTACGCACAATACAATGTGCGTGTGCCCAAGGGGCTCATTTTTGAAGGACCGCCAGGTAATGGCAAAACATTGCTTGCAAAAGCATTGGCTGGAGAAGCTAATACAAACTTTATCCCCGTTTCGGGCGCCCAGTTTCAAGAAAAATATGTTGGAGTAGGCTCCAGTCGTATTCGCGAATTGTTTCAATTAGCCCGAGACAACATCCCTTGTATTATTTTTATTGATGAAATTGACGCATTGGGACGCAAACGTTCCACTGTGGATGGCGACACTTCAGGTAATGAACGGGATAGTACATTAAATGAACTATTAGTTGCCATGGACGGGTTCCATAATACCAGTGGTATTTTCCTTATTGGCGCTACTAATCGTGCGGATTTATTGGATGATGCGTTGTTGCGACCCGGCCGCATAGACAAACGTGTTTTCATTGGCAATCCCGATAGTGAAACCCGAAAGCATATTTTGGATATCCATATCCAAGGAAAACCTTGTGGTAAAGATGTTGTTATGGATGATTTGGTGGAAAACACGAATGGATTTTCGGGTGCACAAATCGAGAATTTATTGAACGAAGCCATGTTATTGGCATTGCGTGAAAATCGACACCAATTCAATAGTAAGGATTTGGATGTGGTATTCAATAAAATGATTGCTGGATGGCAACCCAACGAACACGAATT